TCTTCAGGCAACAAATAAATCGGAGGCAAAACGATTATGGAGACAGAATATAAAAGATGCCTGGAATCACGAGTGTGCTTATTGCGAATCAAAAGACGACATTACACTAGATCACGTTATACCTCAATGTAAGGGTGGTTTAGATATTAAAATGAATGTAATTGCCTGCTGCCATTCTTGCAATCAATCCAAAGGTCATATCCCCTGGGAAGAGTGGTATTATAATCAGTGTTTCTTCTCTATTGAGAACTATGATAAGATCACAGAATGGATGAAACCTGATGCTCCAGAAAATGTTTTTGCTTATCGCCCAAGAAAGAATACCAATTACTAAATAACAAGTATGAAAAAAAGAAATGCAAATAGAAACATTGGGGGTACATTATATTTTGGATTTATGTTCTTGTAATGTAACTCTATTGAATGACTCTGCTCACATTATGAGTTCGCTAAAAGAAGCGATATTAAAATCAAATGCTACATTACTAGAAGAACTTAAATACGAATTTACTCCACAAGGAGTAACAGCAATTTGTTTATTGTCAGAAAGTCATATCTCAATTCATACTTGGCCAGAAAAGCAATATGCTGCAGTTGATATTTTCACTTGTGGCGACCACACACAACCAGCAAAAGCTTGCGAATATATGATAAATGCACTAGAATCTAAGAAGCCAAATATGACTATTATAACTAGAGGAATATGATTTCTGGCAGTATCAGCCCCCTAGATTTTCTAGGGGGAACTATAATTTCATTTTTAATTATTTTTTTACCACTATTGTTGATATTACTATGAGTTTTACAGTTTATTCCAAGCACGGATGTCCATATTGTGATAAAATTAAAACAGTTTTAAGTCACGTTTCTGCTATAAAGGGAACTCCAGTCGTTTATTATGACTTGGGGTCTGATTTCACGAGAGGAGAATTTTATGCTGAATTTGGGGAAGGATCTACTTTTCCTCAAGTCATTTATGAAAATGCTCATCTGGGTGGATGCTCTGATACGGTTAAGTTCTTACAAGAACAGAATATGCTTTGATGACTTCCATAAATAAATTTGAAAGTCACGATATCAATCGTGGCGTTGAATTAATGCTTCGCCGGAGGGGAAAACGCATTCCAGAAGAACTTAAAGAAAGAAGGTTCGCTTTTGGTAAAGTTTTTTCCTTTATGAAAAGGGAGATACGATTTAATTTTGAACTTTCTATAATTAAAAAAACGTAAATTTCTCGGAGTAAAATAAAATGACCGCACCAGAACTCACACTTTTTTGTTTAGTTAGTTTTTTATTTTTATGCGTCGGTGTAGTTGGTGGTTGGGGAATAAAATCTTATCTCGATAAAATGATTCCAGCTAAACTGGGTATTCTTCATCAAGAATTTTTTGATGAAGATGGTAATATAATTGCCGATGAAGTAGTTTCTCTTCGTATAGAACCTGGTTTTATTGAAGAATTTCAAGAAGATTATGGAGGTCTTTTTGATGATGGCGATGACGATGACGACGATGATGACGATGAAAAATAATAGATAGATAGTATTATAAATTATTACTGATTTTTTAAACAAATATGACTACAACATCTGGAACAAGAAAAGTATCAACTTCAAGGGTAAAAGAAGAGAGTTTGGATCTTCCTGCAAATCCACTTATTTTTGAAGTTTTGAATCTTGTAGTAAAACAAAAGACAAATGAGAAAAAAGTAGAAGTTCTTAAAAGATACGAAGATCCTTCTTTGAAGGCAATTTTTATTTGGAACTTTGATGAAAGTATTATATCGCTTTTACCTGAAGGTGATGTTCCTTTTTTTGGGGATAATGTATTAAAGACATCTACAATTACTGAAAGAATTGGTGATGCAGTATCTTCAATGAAAGGTGGAAGTTCAGATTCTCTTGGTACAATTGACGAAAAACATTCTACCCTTCGTAGAGAATATAAAAAATTCTATAATTTTATTAAAGGCGGAAATGATAGTTTGAATAGTGTTCGTAGAGAAACTATTTTTATTAATCTTCTTGAAGGTGTCCATCCACTAGAAGCAGAAATTCTTTGTCTTGTGAAAGACAAAAAACTTCAAACGAAATATAAAATTACAAAAGAAATCGTATCTGAAGCATATCCAGATATTCAATGGGGTGGAAGATCTTAAATACAACTGAGAAAATATTATGAAAATCATTCATCAAAACTGTGAACAATCTTTATCCAATGACAAAAGTCTACCAAATAATTCTTACTTGGTGGGATATATTATTGAAGATGTTCAGTCATATGATATTGTTCAATCTTCTTCAAGAGTAGAAGTATTTGATTATTATTATGATTTGTGTAAAAATGTAGTTTCAATTGATTGGACAAATGGCAAAACCAATCCAAAATTTTATGGTTACACAAAACCAGAAGGCAAAAAGAAAAGATAATTTAAAGGGGGAATTGACAATTCCTCCTTTTTTGTGTAAACTCAATAGAGTTTATCTTTAGTATATGAATAAAGAAAAAGTAAAACTTATTATTCAAAATATGGAATTGCTTGTTGAATCATTAAAAAATGAAATTTTAGATAAAGGAGAACCAAAAAAATATTCTCCAGATACAGATGATTATGATGAAGTTTTTGGGGATTTTGAATGACAAAAGCAAAAGAATTAGTTAAGTTGATGGGCAGATTAATTAAACAGGATCATTTATATTCTCCTGAAAAATTAAAAGAGATGAAGTCGCAAGTTAGAATATTAAAAGAAGAACTAGCAAAAATAGAAGCACAAACATCAAAAGGATTTGGAAAGAAATGAAACCAACAGTTAAACTTATTAGTGCAACACCTGACGCAGAAACACACATTGCCTATTGTGCTAGAGTAAGTAATCCAAAGAATCAAGAGAATGCTAATTTTTCTGGTCTTCTCAAGTATTGTATTAAGAATCAACATTGGAGTATCTTTGAACACGCATTTTTGACTGTTGAGATTAATACATCACTTGCAATTGCTACACAAATTCTTCGTCATAGAAGTTTTACATTCCAGCAATTTAGTCAAAGATATGCAGATAGCACAGAACTTCAATTAGAACTTCCAGTCCCTGACCTTAGAAAACAAGATACAAAGAATCGTCAAAACTCTACTGATGATCTTGGAGATTATGTAAAACTTGGTCTTCAAGAAGAAATTCGTAAGCACTTTGAATATTCCTTGAAACTTTATAATAAAATGCTAGATAAGGGTGTTGCGAAAGAGTGTGCTCGTTTTGTGCTCCCACAGGCAACACAGACCCGTTTGTATATGTCGGGTAGTCTTCGTAGTTGGATGCACTATATTGATCTTAGAAGTGCCCACGGGACCCAGAAAGAGCATATGGAGGTTGCCGAGGCAATCCGTTGCATCTTTACCTGTCAGTTCCCTACGATCTCTTCTGCTCTTGGATGGACCAGAGAAAACTGTCCAGAATGTGATGATGCTTCTTCTATTACGCTAGAATAAATATTTTTGTAAATTATTATAAATTATGCCAACTTATTATAAAGTAAATAAAGAAACTAAAGAGACGCAAAATTTCTTTATGTCCATTAGTGACCACGATGAATGGAAATTGAACAATCCAAACTGGGAAACTGATTGGTCTAAAGGATGTCCTTCTACTGTTGGCCAAGTTGGAGATTTCCAAATGAAGACCGATGGTGGATGGAATGAAGTACTACACAAGGTCAGTAAAGTTCCTGGCAGCAATGTTCGTCCTCACAAGTAAACCTCAATCTGGAAATCTAATGGCACGTAGAAGAAGAAGTTCCCAAGAAAATCAATCTCTTGGAGGTGACATTAATATGTCAGCTAAGCAGATGAAAAGAAAAAAACCAATTAATTTGTCCTCTTTAATTGATATTGAACCACTTACTGAAAATCAAAAGAACTTATTTGATTTTTATAGTGAAGGTAAAAATATCTTTGCACACGGAGTTCCTGGATCAGGAAAAACATTTTCGCTTTTATATAAAGCACTTCAAGATGTGCTGGATGAAACCTCACCTTACGAAAAGATCTATATTGTTCGTTCATTAGTTCAAACAAGAGAGATTGGTTTTATGCCTGGTGGTGAAGATGATAAGAAATCATTATTTGAAATTCCATATAAAAATATGGTAAAATATATGTTTCAGATGCCATCTGATGCTGACTTTGAAATGCTTTATGGTAATTTAAAAGCACAAAATACTATTTCATTTTGGTGTACTTCTTTTATTCGTGGTATAACACTTGATAATTGTATTATTATTGTAGATGAAGCACAAAACTGTAATGCTCACGAATGTTTTTCTGTAATCTCAAGAGTTGGTGAGAATGCAAAAATTATGTTTGCAGGTGATGCAGAACAGAGTGATTTGATTAAAATTTCGGAAAGAAATGGAATTCTAGATTTTATTAAAATTATTGATATTATGCCTTCATTTGAAAGAATTGAATTTGATGTTGATGATATTGTAAGATCATCATTAGTTAAGGAATTTGTAGTTGCTAAAAAATCTTTGGGAATGTAAATGACTAATCCTTGTATTGAAAAATATCTTGAACTCTATCCAGAAAAAAAAGTAGAGAAATCAACTGCTCGCTTTGAGCACGTTGAACTTAATTTGTCTCCTCTGGATAGAGAAACTATTGATTCGGTGAGATATTATTCTATTCCCAATGGAAATGAGAAACCAACAAAAATGGTTTCCATCACTTCTATAACCAGCCATTTCAATCGTCAAATCTTTATTGATTGGAGAAGAAAAGTAGGTGACGTAAAAGCAGATGCGATTACTAAAGCAGCAACTACAAGAGGAACAAACTTACATAGTATTGTTGAGAATTATATCACCAATCAAGAACTTCCTGAAGTTCCAGAACCTGCTCCTACATTATTCAAAACAATTGAACCAGCACTTCAAAGAATGAATAAAATATATGGAGTAGAAACTGCTCTGTATAGTACTGTGTTGGGTGTTGCTGGTACTTGTGATACCATCGCAGAGTTTGATGAAGAACTTGCGATTATTGACTATAAGACTTCCGCAAAACCAAAACCTCGGGAATGGATTGAAAACTATTTCGTTCAGGCAATGTTTTATGGTATGGCTCTTTTTGAAAGAACTGGACTTCAAGTAAAGAAACTTGTCATTATTATGGCTTGTGAAAATGGAGAACTTGTTGTTTATGAAGAAAGAGATTTGGAAAAATATATGAAATTAGTTATTAAGTATATCAAAAAATTCACTAATGATAAGTTGCAAGAATATTCTTGACAGATTGATTAATTTATCTTATAATAAATATTATGTTATGGTGTCCTATGCCTAATCCACTAGAAAGTTTTCTAAATTTAAATATACCCAGTATGAATGACGAAGTAAAGGAAGAGTTAAGCAATAAGTTCTTATGTCCTCAAAAATTTGCACAAGATATTGAACAAATTGTAAAAATTTCTAAAGTCAATTATATTGATGCTATTGTGTCTTATTGTGAACAGAATAGCATTGAAATTGATACAGTTTCAAAATTAGTTTCAAAACCACTCAAAGAAAAATTAAAATGCGATGCTCTTCATTTGAATTTTCTTAAAAAGACTACCAAGGCACGTTTGCCTATATGAGTCCATTTGAAGTTTATTCAAATTTTTTAGCATTCAAAAATCACTTTACCAAAAAAAATTACGATTACTTTAAATATTGCGGAAAGACTAGGGCATCTCTAGATAGTTTTCACAAAAGAAAGGATCGTTATTTTTTTGAGAAGATATCTCGCCAAAAAAATGATGAAGAAATAAAATCTTTCTTTGTTGCTAATTTTGCTGAATGTAATGATCCAGAAAGACTCTGGATTGGCGATATTATTCGTAATGGTGAAGACACATATTCAAATTGGTTAAAGAAATCTCAAAGTTTAACTTATTTGTTTAAAACTGAATGTGAAGTTTTTGTATCAAAAGAAAATTTTGAAAACTTATTTGATTGTAAAAATGGCAATCACCCAGAAATACTTAAAAAGTATCTACAAAAAGCACTTACACTAGAAACCTTGGTTATCTTAAATATGATTTTGGATTATGTAAAAGATTTTGATAAAAAAATGAATGATCCTGTGTGGGAAATGGTGAGCTTAAAAATCCAGAAGTACCAATCTTTCCTAAATATAAATGTAGCAGGATATAAGAAAATCCTCAAGGAGATTGTTTATGAGTAAGTTTTTTGACTCCGAATTAGTCAGGGAATCTTTGACAGAATTAAACCAATTGCAAGAAAAACTTTTCAATCAATTGTACGATCTTCCTTCTTCTACGAAAAAAAAGAAGAAGGAGCATTTGGATACAATGAGAGAATTTTTAGAAAAACAAAAATTGTTTATTTTTAGAATGTCTCTTTCTGAAGATCCAGAAGCAGTAGAAATGAAAGAAAAAATCACTCAATCCGCTCAACTTTTTGGATTTAATCCAGAAAAAGGATTGAGCGTTTTCTTTGAACAATTAGAAAATACTATCAATAAACTTGAAAAATCACTTGACGACTGATTTTATATCTGCTACAATTAAAAAGTCCAATCCAAAACATCCAATTAATCTAAAAATCCTATGTCATTCGCAAACTTAAAAAAACAATCCAAACTTGGTTCTTTAACCGAAAAACTAGTCAAAGAAGTTGAAAAACTGAATAATGCTGGTTCTTCTTCTGAAGATGATCGTTATTGGAAATTGACCACAGATAAGAGCCAAAATGGTTATGCCGTTA